TCACCCTGTAATCTATTCCTAGCTTTCCTATCTGCCAGCTTGCTAAGATTACCTTCCATGACACTGCCAAGGTTTGTGTCCACTTCATTAGCAAGCATAGCACAGTACCAGAGGACATCACCTAACTCAGCAGCAATCTGACTAAGCCTTTCCTGATAGCCCTCTACATCAGCACCATCACGTATCAGCTTCTTTACTTTGTTAGCAATCTCACCAGCCTCACCAGTAAGCCCAAGAGTTAAATACTCAAGGGCTTTTTCTTTTGGGAAGATGGCAGTCTCAGCAGCACGTATCTGGTACTCAGTGGCTGTAATACTACTCATCGTTTGTCTCTCCTTCATCCAGTTGTTAGCTTCCTGCTCTAGCTTGTTCATGTTTCAGTATCCTCTCAAGGTTATCGTAGAATGCAGTATTCCATCCACGTACCCACTCACGATGCTGCATGGTATTCCTGTCCATGCCGCTGTCAGCCATGAAGAAACCCTTCTTAGCCTTACCACACTTACCTTTCTTAAAGGCTTCATAGCCCCACTCAAACTGTATCTTGAGTGGAGCATCATACTTACTTAAACCATTACGCCGCATCTTTAAACGCCTTTATTACATCAGAGGAAAACAACTTCTGTAGGTTCAACAGATACATACGAGATGCATTGTTATCACCACCAGAAACACTACGCTTCTTATCTAAGTTAGATATGATGCGCTTCAACGAGGTAGTATCGAACACCAGTGTTGCAAATGTTTCATCACCAATGCAAAGGTTGTGGAACCAGTAATCTGATTCCGTAGCGTTGATGCCACTTGGCTTACCATAGCACTCGTATTCGATTGCAATGTTGCCAGTCTTTTGCCACACATCTCTCTCACTCTTCACCTCAATCTTCTTGTCTTGTAGCATGTCAGCTACCTGTTGCTCACGTACCTTACCGTACTCTAGGTCAATGTCAAACTTCTTGCGGTCTTCAATTTTTGGCTCTAGGTTTTTCATCTGTAGTCTCCTCTTCAGTGGTTGAGGGTTGAATAAAATACTTAACTAACATCTCTAGTTTATCATGGTAGTTAGCAACTTGCTCTAGTTCTAGTTCGATAGTCTCTACGATATCGGAATGTTCCCCGATACCTGTTGTGCTATTCATGTACACCTGTATGTTTGCTAGGTGTTTGTTAATGTTCCCAGCTAAGTGGGAACGTATTGCATTCACTAATACTTCCTTCATTGCTTCTCCTTCCTATGCTGCTTCTATGTCTACAATCTCACATACCCCTGCAGTACACGCTAACTCACGTCCACCTGAAGTGGTATCCTCTTTCTCAAACTCCTGCAGCAATGACCAGTCTACATTCTTTGGCATCTTTGTCAAGAACTCTTTGTAGTTTTCTTCATCTGTATCCTGATAAGGTGCTTGCTGATACGTATGCTCACTGAATGGCAGGAAGCTGATACCAGATACTTCATCAAAATGTTCATACACCCAAGAGCCTACAGCCATCCACTCATTCTCTTTGACTGAGATAGTGACTGATGGTTTGTGTTCACACCAGTGACGCTGATAGGTAAGCCATAACTCAAGCTGCTCAATGGCATTCATCTGTGTCCTAGTGATTGCACCAGAGGGTGACTTCATAGGGAAGCTGAACACTGTTGTGCTATCTGGCTTCATTACATCAGGCTCCGCTGGTATACCCTGCGACATAAGGAACTGTGTGAGTGGGTCTTTGTTATCGCCACGTACAGTACGAATGTAGTATGGGTTATGCCGTGCATGGATACCTGACGCTGCATCTGTAAGCTGAGACACAGTACCGCTAGGCTTTACACACGTAACTGCAGTAGACTGTGGTATGTCAAGCTGCTTTGCCATAGCTGCATTAGTCTGCACTGCTGTATCACGTAGGACTTCTAGCATCACCTCAAGTGTATTGCCTGTTGTAGATGTCATTTTGTTGTCCATGATACCTGTTAGTGATACACCAAGCAAGCGTTCTTCTTCTGTATTCTTCTTCCATACATTACGTAGATACTTGAAGTTAGTCAAGGTAGCTTGGAATGTGCCAAGGATAGTAGCTAGGCGTACCTTTTCCTTGAGTGTGTCTACTGTGTCACTCTCACGTACAACTACTTCTGACAAATTACAGAACTGGTATGGGCGTAAGATTATCTCACTGCAAGGGTTACAACCAAAGTCATGGTCAGTCTCACGTCTACCATTCTTAGCAGCTTGCTTGATAGCCGACTGCCTGTTGAAGATGCCACGCTCACCTGACTTGCTGTCATACAGAGACAACCACTCACGCATGAATGTACCCATCTCAGGCTTAGTCTTGTACGCCACAGAGTTATTAGCCAACGCACGTTGTCCTTCATTCTCCCACCACTGACCTGACTTGGCATGTGCCATCTGGTCATCATTGAGATTAGACAATGAAATCAATGCACTACGGCGTACACCACCTACGACTACCACTTCACCAATCTTACACATGATGTCGTGACACTCAATTGGGTAGAGCCTACGTCCTGCCGCACCCTTAAACTTCTGTACAACAAACTCAAACAACTCAACCAGAGGCTGTGGGCCTGATGCCCTACCGCCAAATGTCTTGAGGCGTTCACCTGCTGCACGTACTTCAGACACATCCCACTTAGGTATCTGTCCAGTATACAACATAGCAATCAGTTCTTTGAGTGACTTAGCCCAACCCGGACGGCTGTCACCTACCTTGATTACTGTGTCTGTGTGATGAAAGTCTTCATTCACAATGGGTAGCTTCTCAATACAATGACGCTCCACAGAGAATCCTACACCTGTGCCACACATGAGGATGTACATAGTCTCATCAAACGCACGTGGGCTATCCACAGGTACATATGAGCAGTTGTATCCACCTACGTGGCAGCGGTCTAGTGCTGGCCCTGAAGTCATCAATGCTCTCATAGAAGGCATGATAGCCTGACTAAGCACTGCCTCTTCTAGTTCACCCCTTAGTGAATCAGGAAGCTTATAACTAAAGTTAGCACCAAGATGCCCTTCCATATAATCAAAGTATCTAGTGACAGTTTCACTCCATGTCTCCCTTCGTTGCTCATCCTCTTTCCATCGTGCATATCGGGAAAGAGCAATAAAGTTTTGGTAGTCAGTTGGTAATTGGTTGCTTATCATTTTATCACTCCATAATAGTTCTAATTGTTTTTATGTCAGCACCGTCTACATCGTAGAAGTACTCACGTATGCCATCTTCTATCTCCTCACCTACTTGTCCATCGGCAGGTATAGGATACTCTTCTTCATCTACGTCTATGGTAATGAACAGTTTAACTCTTGCCATCTGCCATAACCTCTTCAATCAACTTGTCCAAGTACCACTTGGCCTTTTGCAAATCTTCTAAAGGCTTTTCCTTGTAGTCAAAACGCCATAGGTACTTCATAATATTGCCCTGCAGGTAGTACCTGAACCCCTTGTCAGTGGCAGCAGAGATAGCGTGGATACACTCAATGCCTGTCTGGTTGTAATGTGGTGGGCTGTTGACCATATCAAGTACGTTACCACTGTAGGCTTCCTTACCAGCTTGCTCTTTTTCTCTCATTATCTTCATGTAATCCTCGTGTCTACTCATGCTGAACCTCCTGTCTTAGTATTAAAGTTAAGGTGTATTACATTACCATCATAGGACTTCTCTACACCTGCTTCTTCTTCTAACTCTACAGTAATATCCATCTCGTTGTCAATAACTTCCATCACATAATCGTGAACAATGTCACGTATTTCTTTTGACTCTTCCATGATAGGCACAGTAGCACACATCATCTTACAGAAGTGCATTACCTGCCCATAGTCATCATCATCCATTTGGTTCTCAGGAAAGGCCATGATGGATATATCAATCTCGCCACTCCACTTACCGTCATCGTCAGCGTAAGGCCGTAGGCGTATAACAAAGTCTTCATCTTCTATCTGTTTCTTTAGCTGTTCCGTATCCATGTGCTATCTCCTTTTTACTTTTGAACCCTTGAACTTTATAAAGGGGGGATGTTTGTTCTTGCCTTTCTCTTTTAGC